TCTGTGGATGAACTACGACTATAATCAGCAGAAAATCGCTGACACGCTGGGCGTCGGGTACAGCACTGTCCGCCGCACCATTTCGGAGTATACGGAGGACGGATCGCACACGCCACCGGAAGGAATGCTGCCGCCTGCACCCGCCGAAAAGCCGCAGGAGATCGAGCAGGCGGACAAGCCGGTTATCATGATTGAGGAATACACCGCCGAAGCGGTGCCGGATGCGGTGATGCAGGCGGTCGCGGATAAGATCGAGACGCTGTCAGCGGTGCTGTCGGACAACATGCTGACCGTGAAGAAGCTCCAGCAGGACAATGAACAGATCCGCTCGGAGCTGGCGGTACTTTACGGATGGAGGGCGGAGCATGAAGGCGCTGAAAATTGAGAACCGCAAGGTCACGCTGACCGACATCCCGAACGGTACGCCGGATGAAGAACTGCATGCGATGCAGGCGGCGGTCGGCGGATACATCGAGGTTGTGCGCATCAGCGAGGACGCCGCATTGATCGTGGATGAAGAAGGGCTGCTCAAAGTGCTGTGCCAGAACGCATTGGCTTCACTGGTTGCCCGTCAGCAGATCGTCGGGCCAGCGCTGCTGGTCGGTGTGACCGTCGATGCGGACGGTGAGCAGGTGTTCTGCGATTGCCCGGATCGCTATGTGCATGATCTGCTGATTCTGGGGAAATAAAAAATGCCGCATCCGATCTGAACCATCGGACACGGCACAAGGTGATGATTTGCTATGTGCATTATAGCACAGAAACGAGGTTTTGTCAATGGATGATATCGAAAAGCGCAAAATGCGGGCGCAGGCTCTGCGATATAAACGCTCTGCACTTGCCACAATGGGCTATGACACCATCATGAGTGAATTGCAGGAAATCGGAGAAGCGTGCGATGATCTGCGCTGGGCGGAGGAGAACTGCACAGAACCCGTGCTTGACGGTGATGCCGATGACGGCGCAGGCTATCGGATGGAGTTTTCTGACCTTTCTGCGGAGTGCGAACAACTCCTTGAACAACTCTATGATGCGGCGGATATGTTTGATGACTGCACCGTCGCTCTGATCGGCAACCGCTTTCAGTGCGTCGGCTATGACGGCATTGAAGAGGACTGGTTCAGTCTGTGCGCATACGATGCAGGGCGGGCGGAAACAGAGTCCGGCAAGCGGCTCATGCGGCTGACAAAGGCGGAAATGATCGACACGATCGGGCGGAATGTCGGCATCATGATGGCGTTTTACGACCTCAGACAGCGCTATGATTACCTCCGCGCCGCGCTGAATGTCGTGCTTGACCACAATCTTGACACGCTGCACACGGTGCGATCCATCGAGGATGCATATGCAGCGTGGTGCGAGGACGGCTGCCGTACATGGAGCGATAAATACCGCGCTCTGGATCACGCCTGTGGTGCGCTGGACGATATCTATTGGATAATATAGGAGGAATAAAAATGTATGTGAATCTGTACACTTTTGAGGTTTGCAACAAGCTGAAGAACGGCGAGGCTGTAAAGTGCTTCGACAAGCAGGCGGAGATTCTGCACGATTTGCAGAACGAAACGGTGAAAGCGGTCTGCGAGCTGGTGCGTGCTGCCGACAGCGATGAAACGCACCGCTATTGCTTTTACGTCTGGGCTGAAAATGCAGAGGAGGATGACGCTTTATGAATGACAAGCTGATTTTTGAACGTGCAAACGGCACACATCCCACAACCGGCGTGAAGATCAATGTCCGCGGTGAGGATGCCGCGCTTGTGGACGAGATCGCAGCGGAGACCGGAAGAACAAAAACATGGGTGATCGGCAGAATGATTCGCTATGCATATGAGCATCTGGAGCTTGTCGATCAGAAGGAGGAATAAGCATGACGCTGTTTGAAATGTCGGCTGCGGCGCGGGAGCTTCTCGCGCTGCTGGAGGCCGGAGAGATTGATGAGCAGACCGTTCTTGATACGATGGAGAGCATCGGCGCAGGTGAGAAGCTCGAAGCATATATTCATGTGCAGAAGGAGCTTGAAAAGGATATCGCCGGATTCAAGGCGGAGATTGACCGCATGACAGAGCGCAAAAAGGCGCTTGAAAGCCGTGTGGAGCGCCTGAAAGCGGCGCAGGTGCAGTTTATGCAGGCGACGGGGCAGAAGTCCGCAAGCGCAGGCACATTCCGCCTGACGCTGCGTGAGAGCAAGTCTGTTGAGATCACCGATGAGGCAGCGATCCCCGCGGAATATATCACGGTGATCCCGTCCAGCACAAGACCGGACAAGAAAGCAATGCTCGCAGCATTGAAGAACGGTGCAGAGATCAGCGGTGCAAGCCTGAAAACGGGCTGGTCTGTGATCGTGAAGTGAGGTGCGTCATGGATATCAAACCGATTGAGACAGTATACAACGGGTACCGCTTCCGGTCACGGTTAGAAGCTCGGTGGGCTGTGTTCTTCGATGCGCTCGGCATCCGGTATCTGTATGAGCCGGAGGGATTTGAAAATGCCGACGGTGATCGGTACCTTCCGGATTTCTATTTGCCGGACTTCAACACTTATGTTGAAGTGAAAGCTGACAGAGATGGAAACGAAGCAGACATTCTGCGCATGGCAAGAATGATTGAGCCGAACGGTCAGCTCCGCCGGATTGTGATTCTTTCAAATATTCCGGGCGAATCGGATGACGGCGGTCTTTGGCATTTTCCTGTGCTGTATTATGACGGCAGATTCGATGAAGTCGCGGCTGCATGGGGATTCTTTTCAGATTATAATAAATTCAGTGTCAGTCATGCAGCCTACGCACCCCCATTCAGAGTATATCAGAACCATAAAAACGAATACATTCCCATTGCTGCGAAGACAGATAAAAGCATAACAGCATCTGGATTTGAAGCATATATCATTGACGAAACAGGTGAAGATATGCTGAGTGTCAAAGGGTGCAAGCGTGATATAAATGACTTGTACGAGTATTTGAATGCACATGGTATCGAAGCATGGTGCGCTGATCTGACACAGGATGCACGCATAATGGACCCTGAGACATTCAATGCGTTCAAAGCAGCAAGACAAGCCCGCTTTGAGCACGGCGAAACGCCGAATTTCAGGAGGTAACGCATGGCAAGATTACTCTGTATCATGGGCGAATCCGGAAGTGGTAAAACAACCTCGCTGCGCACATTGCCGCCGGAAACGACCTGCATCATCGACTGCGATAAAAAGGGGCTTTCTTGGCGCGGATGGCGTAAACAGTACAGCGCCGAAAACAAGAATTATTTTGCAACCGATGACTGCGCAAAGGTGACGGCGGCAATTGTCAAGATTGCGAAGACACGGCCGGAAGTCAGGGTGATCGTGGTCGACACGATCGGCAGTCTGATGGTCGCGGATGAGATGCGCCGGAGCAAGGAAAAGGGCTTCGACAAGTGGCTCGATCTGGCCGTCTGCATCTGGAATCTGATTGATGCGGCGTGTCCGCTGCGGGATATTTGACGGTTGTTTTTACGGCGCATTTGCAGACTGAAAGAGACGATTCCGGCTTTACATTTTCTCGCATTAAGACAAGCGGAAGAAAGCTTGGCAAGATTGTGCTTGAAAGCAAATTCCCGATTGTCCTGCTTGCAAAATGCATGGACGGAGAATATGTGTTTGAAACTCACGCAAACCAGTCAACGGCAAAAACGCCGCTCGGTTTATTCGACGGTGACACCATCCCCAACGATCTGAACGCGGTCATTTCCGCGCTCGATAAATACGAAACGGAGGAATAATAAACAATGAAAAAGTATGCAGGCTATGAAGCAAAGAAGTCCGAAGCAGCAGGTGCTGCACTTCCGGCAGGCGGCTATGTCGCAAAGATTCTCGGCGCGGAGGTCAAGGAATATGACTGGGGCGACGTGCTTGTCATCTCGTTCGATATCGCAGAAGGCGAGCACAAGGGATTCTTCGCAAACCGCTGGAAATCCGACGAAAACAGCGATTTTGAGCGCAAGTGGAAGGGCGTGTTCCGCCTGAATATCCCGTCTGACAAGAGCCGCTATCCTGATTCCGACAAGCGGAGTTTCAACAACTGCATGTGGGCTGTGGAAAGCTCCAACAAGGGCTATACATGGGGCTGGGATGAATCCACGCTGAAGGGCAAAATGGTCGGTGTGCTGTTCCGCAAACGTGAATGGGAGATGGACGGGAAGACCGGCTGGACAACGGAATGCTGCTCGGTGACATCGGTCGGGGACATCCGCGAAGGCACATTCTACACGCCGAAGGACAAGCCGCTGAAGAAGTCCGACAGCGCCGCACCGGCTGCAAAATCGCCTGCCGAAACCGCAAAAGAGGTGGCTGATATCATCTCCGACGATGAGCTGCCGTTTTAACATATCCTATCCAAGCACAATTCTGGAAGACACCCGTCAGCAGGTCGGAAAGCACCGGAACATTCATAGCTGGATGAACAGGCACGGCGTCACGCTGACACGAACAAAGCTGTATTGCGGGGACTATACGCTCCCCGCAAATCAGTCAATCTGCATTGATACAAAATACGGGTTGCAGGAAGTTTACGGCGATCTGATTGGGAAAGACCATGCGCGTTTTGTGCGCGAACTGGACAATGCGAAGGACTGCGGCATCACGCTGGTGATTCTGGTCGAGGAGCGCGGCATCCGGTGCATCGAGGATGTGGCTGCATGGCTGAATCCGCGCATTGCACAGTATCACCACACACCGAAGCTGATGCGCCCGGCAAAGCCGCCGATCTCATCGGAACAGCTTATGAAGGTGATGCGGACAGTCGCCGAAAAGCACGGGTGCATCTGGAAATTCTGCAAAAAGAGCGAAACCGGAAAACGAATCTGCGATATCTTGCAAGGGAGGGAACCGCTTGAAACTCAGCGAAGTGACGGTGGATGAAATCGCAAAGGCTGCCTACAACGGCAAGGAACCGGACGGGCTGTGCGATCTCTGCGACCTGCATCTGCATACCTGTCTGTGCAGACTGTATGAAAATTTCCGTGACGGGAAAATCTCGAAGGAGGATGCCAATGCAATAAAGGCACGTCTGATTGCCGCGTACAACAGCGACAAGAAAACCGTGCAGGCATGGGAGGCTATGACAACAGCCTATGCAGAAAATGTGCGCAGGGTGTCCGGCCTGCATCCGGAACAGGCGGAGAGCGCCGCAGACTGCATCCGTATCCTCGCGGAGATGGTCGCAGCGCTGACCGGTGACAGTTCGCTGCCGGAACGGATGCGAAAACAATTCAGCGGGGAGTGAGGTGCTTTGGCCAGTCCGCAGACAGAAAACGGATATACAAGAATATCAAATGAACTGTTGGAAGAAATCTGCAAGTATTCATTCACTTCCGTGCAGATGGCAGTTATCCTGACGATCATCCGGCATTCATACGGATGGAGAAAAACATGGTGCGATCTGTCCGGAGAAATGATTGCATCGGAAACAGGGATTGCGAAACAGCATATTTGCGCTGCAATCAAAACGCTCGCTGAAAAATGTGTCATCACTGTTTCTGAATACGGGAAAGCCAAGTCCCGCCGGTTTGAATTGAACAAGGATTATGACAAGTGGAATGTAACGAAAAGAGTTACTTCAAAGTCACGGAATCCGTTACTTCAAAGTAACGGAATCGGTTACTTTAATGTAACGGAACCCGTTACTTCTACTATTAAAAGAAAAGATAAAGAAAGGGAAAGAAAACACTCCCCCGATTTTCTCACGCTCTGGGAGCTGTATCCGGCAGAGCGGCGCGACGGTCTGGAATGGATTCCGGCGGAATGTGAACGCGAGATTCTCGAAAACGAGCACCGGTTCCGCAGTGCGCTGGAATCCTATCTTGACAGCACGCCTGCACAGTACATTGTGAAGGCTGAAAAATTTTTCAAGGAGAAATGGAAGGCGTTTGCACCGGAGGAAGAAACGCCGAAGAAAAGGAGCAAGCTGCAATGAGAACCATCAATGAAGATGAAATCCGGCAGGCAGTATTTACACTGCACCCGCCGGACGATGAGGAAGGATGCCTGTTTGAGGTGCGCGTGATTGACGGAAGCTGGAATCTGT